CATTAATTAATGTTATTGAATTCTTTTCAGTTGAGTATTTAGATAATCTTTGGAAGGTTGCATATGATAATTTCGACTATCTTATTTTAACAGCAAGATTTCCATATTTTGAAGAGAGCCCATCTGCGCCATTACTAAAAACTAAAGTTAAAAATGAATATGGAAGACGCTCTTTGTCAAATGATTATAAATCCTTGCAATTTGGCTCTATTGGCAATAAAGAATATTATGTGGGAGCGCTGGAAAATGTGGGTTGGAAAATAAAAACGATGCAATATATTACAGATGCACACGATTTTAGAGATAAAAAAAATGCAATTATCTGTACAAAATAACTTTAAGAGGGGATAATGAACGACTTTACTTTTGCACACAGGCAAGAAGGTTTTGATGAACACATTGATTGGAGTATTCGGGGGTATAGTGACCTTCTGGATGATGTTGTAAGTCTATCAAGGTATTTCGTTGAGGCAGATACTAACGTAGTGGATATTGGTTGTTCTACGGGTAAACTCACTGCAAGGATTTTAGAACATAATCATGAGTCTTGTCCTGATGCACACTATGTTGGTGTAGAGGTTGCAGAGGGCTTCTTTGGTAATCTTGCAGATAGGAAGGTTGAACTGAGTGAAAAGTATCCTGATACCTCTGTGAATTTTATTCAAGATGACATTCGTAATTATGAGTTTGAGAATTGTTCACTGATCACATCTCTGTTCACGTTGCAGTTCATGCCATATTCTTGCAGGGAAGAAGTGATTGACAATATCTACAATGGACTTAATGAAGGTGGTGCATTTATTTTTGGCGAAAAGATTGATACATCCCATAGTCGTATTGAGAATATGTTGCGAACTGTCTACTATGAGTTCAAGAGCAAATCCTTTGACTATGAAGATATCATGCAGAAGGAATTGACATTGAAAAATATGTTGAAACCTAACTCTTGGTATGAGATAGAAGATATGCTAGACCGAGCTGGTTTCAAGGCAGTTCAGAGTTTCTGGCAGAATCATCTGTTTATTGGAGCAATTGCGATTAAATAACCTAGTGTGATAAATATGTCACACTTTCCCTAATATCATATAAATCGACATTTATTCTCATTATTCCCTTGACAAACCCTTTTTTGTATGATACTATATATATTACAGTTGGGGATTATGCTCTAGCAGCATAATCTTTCGGGGTTCGGTGGGTTCCTTGCAACAGAATACCCACCACTTTATTTAAAAAAGGTCTTGACAAATAACTATTACTATGTTATACTCTGTATATAATGTCACTGATGAGTTTGTGAAATTCAAACGAAACACTTTGTGTCTGACAATATTGTCTAACTTATCATCTCGAAAGGATGAATTATAATATGACTACAACTACTAAAACTTCGAAGACAACTAAGGTTATTGCAGCTCTCGAAAACGGCAATGAACTTACTGCAAAGCAAATTGGTGCTCGATACGGCGTTAAGAATGTCCGTGCATTGATTAGTTCTCTTCGTATGCAGGGATACTCTGTATATCTCAACAAGCGTGTTAGCACGTTTGATGGTGAAACCTATAGCAAGTACCGTTTGGGTACTGCACCACGTTCTGTGGTTGCTGCTGGATATCGTGCTTTGGCACAAGGTGTTTAATAACTAAATACCATTGACTGATAGACAGGTCATTAATTAGTGTCTATCGGGTGATGCCGTAATACATCCGTGGGGGGTCACGGTTAACCCCCCAACCTTATTAGGAGATTAAAATGAATAAATTAATTATCGGAGCTGTAATTGCAACCAGTATTTCGACGGTTGCACTAGCAGCTCCAGCTGGCACTGTTGTTGCATCGCCACCCAAAGTTATGGCGGTAACGCCTGCACCAGCTGCACCAGTTAACACACAATGGACAAAGTGGAAGACGAATCTTGATATGTCTTTCGTAACTGACACTGAACGTAACATAACGCAGGAAACATCCGCTACAGAATTTGGTATTGTTGCTGGAGTAAGAAGTTTTAGTTTCTCACTTCTTCCAACATATAGTTGGACGGATTCAGAAATTTCAAATATTGAATTTATTGCAGATTATACACTTAGCGTTAATGATAGAATGAATATTATACCTTATGGTGAGATTAACCTTGATAATAATTTGGATGCTGGTGATAAGATTATTGGTATTAAAACTACTTATGAGTTAAACTAACTTTAAATTATAAAACTAAAGGTTATGGGGGTTCCTTTTAAAAGCCCCCATTTTATTAAAAAGGAACTACCAGTGCCGTTAATTACTCTTAATACATCGAAGACATTCTCAATGAATATTGAGAACATTGCCACTGAAAAAAACATCACTCATATGGAGGCCGTCCTAGACTACTGCCAACGTAATGAACTTGAGCCTGACACAGTGGGCAATCTTATTTCCAAAAGTCTCAAAGAGAAAATTGAAGCAAACGCAAGAGACTTGAACTTCCTTCCAAAACAAGCACAACTTCCTGTTTAAAGTATGGAACCGATTGACGTTTATCTCATGTACTGTGCTATGAAAGCACACTTTGGTAAGAGTGACTATGACTTTGTAACATACAAAGGCAAGACTCGTATCAAACGTGATACCTTCTATAAGCGTAAGGACAGATCGTTCTTCGTTAGATTGGCTCGCAAGTATAAGACAGAAGAACAAATCAAAAATTACTTTGTAGCAAATTTCATCAGGGATAAGAAGGGGTATATTGCCAACTTCAATGATGAGAACTATGATGCATGGAAACTGAAACGTCAGGGTTTCTTTGATTTATTTGAGGTGGAGATGAAGCCTCTGGTAGATGCGTTTGAGGATTTGTTCATAGTAGAAAATGGGCAACATCCTAAATTGATGAGAGAGTTTCTAGGTGGCCGGGTTTCTTTGGAGACAGTGATCATACTAGATGAGTTGGTCAACTTTGGCCCTGATTGGAATAAATCGTTGGAGGATGATATCATATGGAGTGATTTAAGATATTTGATGAATAATTACGAAAGGTTCTTGACAATTTATAAAGAACAGTATAAGATAAGACTATTGAAACTTATAGAGGAGTCCATTTAAAATGGAAAAAAGAGTAGAAGGGTTCTTTGAGGCACGGTGCCAGGAACTAGAAAATCAAGTGAAGACTTTGACATGGGCTAATGCTGAGTTGGATAAGAAGAGCAAGGAATTGTTTGAGCGAGTTGAGAAAGTTTCATCTCGAAATGCATCGCGTCCGCCGAGGAGTCCTCGACAGTTTACCTCAAACAAGTAAATGGTTCGCTGGTATAGTTAAACGGTATAACAAGGGTTTTGTAAACCTTAATTCGCAGTTCGATTCTGTGTACCAGCACCATTTAAAGGATATAATATGAAAGTAAGATTGATATCAAATTCCACACCAGATAACATTATTGGTGTAGCTGACGCACAGGAACTCATTGCATACTGTGCTAGGGTGTCTAATCCTAGCAACCAGAACAATAAGGAAACTAGCGATAAACTTATCAAGTATCTCATCAAGCACAAGCACTGGTCACCCCTAGAGATGGTGAGTGCGTGTCTTGAGATTGAGACAACGAGAGACATTGCTCGTCAGATTCTACGTCACCGTTCATTCTCATTCCAAGAGTTCAGCCAGCGGTATGCAGACCCTACCAAGGATTTGTCTTTTGAGACTAGGGATGCACGGCTACAGGACAAGGACAATCGACAGAATAGTGTTGAGCTTGATAATAATGATGAGAAGCAACGCCGACTGAATGAAAACTTTCGTATGAAACAGATGTTAGTGTGGAGACAAGCAAAGAAGACATATGAATGGGCTATTGAGAACGGTATTGCCAAGGAACAGGCTCGTGCAGTTCTACCAGAGGGTATGACTGTATCACGGCTATACATGAACGGTACATTGCGCTCATGGGTACACTACATTGACCTACGCAGTGCTAATGGCACACAAAAGGAACATCAGGATATTGCGATTGCATGTGCCCATGAGATTGCAAGGATTTTCCCTATCATGACGGATATCAGTAATGTCTAAGGCAGTAGTAATTGGTAATGGTGAGTCACGCAAGTGGTTCGGTGATAAACAGTATGAGGTGGATGCTGTCACATGGGGTTGCAATGCAATCTGGCGTGATGTGATGGTGGACAACCTTGTTGCAGTTGACTATGGTATGCAGCAGGAGATTTACGAGTCAAACAACTGGCGAGATATTCAGTGCTGGTTTGCAAATTGGTCAGTGCTTCCTTCAGAGGCAGCAGACATGATGCTTATGGGGTATGACATTCCAGCCGAATTCATCCATAAGACAACTGGTATCACAGACCGTTGTGTGATATCAGGTAAAGACCCATCTTCTATAAAGGAAAAGGTTGAGGCGGCAATTCAACAGTTTCCTAATCTTGACATGAAAGACCTTCGCATGAAGCTGGAGAAGGATATTGGTGTTTGGATTACATATGTTTATGAAGATGACAACATAAATACAATTGACTTTCCTATTGGATGGTCAGCGGGTAACACCGCACTGCACCTTGCATGTCAGCAAGGAGCAACAGAGATTTATATATTGGGGTTTGACCTATCTGCGTATAGCGAGAAGTTGAACAACTTGTATAAAGGGACAGATAACTATCTGTCAGGTGATGCAAAAGGTTTCAATCCAAGCAATTGGTTGAACCAGATGCAAACTGTTTTTACAGAGTACCGTGACGTTAAGTTCTATTGGGTTGATCCAGTAGAGCGTTTTGGACAAGAATCATTCTTCTATGTGGGGAATGATGGAAAGAAAAATAACGTAAGGTACTTGACAAAAGCAGAATTTTGTGATAAAGTAAGCATACGATAAACATACGAAAACATATATTCACATAAGGAGATACATATGTCATTAAGTACACTAAGAAAGTCCAACTCGTTGGATAAACTGCTTGGAGCAGTCCAAGCAGAGAACGCCCCCCAAGAAAAGAAGTCCTATGCAGATGACCGTCTTTGGAAACCTGTGGTAGATAAGACGGGTAATGGTTATGCCGTTATTCGTTTCCTGCCAGCAGTATTGGGTGAAGACCTTCCTTGGGCAAAAGTTTGGAACCATGCGTTTCAAGGTCCAACTGGCCAGTGGTATATTGAGAACTCTCTCACTACCGTTGGACAGAATGATCCCGTATCAGAGATGAACTCTGCATACTGGAACTCAGGAGTTGAGTCAGACAAGGAAATTGCTCGTAAGCAGAAGCGTAAGTTGCAGTATTTTGCAAATATCCTTGTTGTCGA